AACTGACCACCTTCTTCAAATCCGACATAACCCGGAGGAGACCCAATTAGTTTGGAAACATTGTGTTTTTCCATGAATTCACTCATATCTACCCTTATAATCTTGTCGGGATCTCCAAATAAGGTATTGGCTAATGTTTTTGCTAAGTGTGTTTTACCCACACCAGTAGATCCTAAGAACATGAAAGAACCAATAGGTTTATTATGACCCTTAACACCAACCCTATTTCTTCTTATTGATTTTGATATGATCTCAACGGCATCGTCTTGTCCAATAACATTTTTGGATATTGTTTTCTCTAAAGATAATAGTGATTTGGTTTCCTTAGTATCTAATTTATTAATTGGTACACCTGTGATGTCGGTAATAATATTATAAACATCGTCCACTGAAATAGGTTTCTTATTTAGTTGTTGTTCTTTATTCCATTTTTTCTTTTCATTATCTAATTTCTTGAGGATCTTTCTTTCTTGATCTCTAAGGTTTGCCGCCTTTTCGTAATCCTGATTCTTTACAACTTCTAATTTTTTAATTCTAATAGATTCACAACTTTTTTTCAGTTTCTCTATAGATTCTGGTATCTTAATATTTATTTTTTTCTGTGATCCTAATTCATCCAAAACATCGATAGCCTTATCAGGGAATTGTTTGTCCGTAATAAATCGTTTACATAACTTCACAATAGTTTCAATTACGTCTTTTTGATAATCGACTCTATGATAGTCCTCATAAGAATCTTTTAAATTCTTTAAAATATCGATAGTTTCTACCGTTGTCGGTTCTTCTAATATAATCTTTTGGAATCTTCTTACAAGAGCACCGTCCTTCTCAATATTTTTCTTATACTCATCGAAAGTGGTTGCCCCTATACATTGTATCTCACCTCTTGCAAGTGCCGGTTTAAGTATGTTAGCGGCATCCATAGAACCCGAAGCGTTACCCGCACCAACCATGGTGTGTATCTCGTCAATGAAAATAATCACATTAGGTGCGTCTTGTAGTTCGTTTAGAATTACTTTAATTCTTTCTTCAAATTGACCTCTATATTTTGTCCCCGCAACTAAAGACGTTAAATCCAACGACATAATCCTTTTATCTAAAAGATTGGTAGGACAGTTACCCGCACTTATAAGTAGTGCAAGTTTTTCCACTAATGCGGATTTACCAACTCCCGCTTCACCAACAATGACAACATTGTTTTTCTTTTTACGAGATAATATTTGTGCAATACGATGTACCTCTTTATCTCTACCAATGATAGGATCGATATCCCCATCTAATGCTAATTGTGTTAGGTCTCGTGAAAAATTATCTAAAACTGGCGTCTTACTACCTTTCTTACCTCTTTTACTTTGGGACTGTGTTCCCTCTTCGAAAAAATCTACTGACATATATTAAAAGTGTTTTAAATAAAGATACATAAAATTGTTCCAAAAGTCAAACAATACCCCATATGATTTACTACTTGACAATATGTCACGTATAATGATTATATTTGTGACAGAATGTCTCATTTATGGTATTGGTATTCATTTTGTTCTTATGTGTTTAATAAAAAAAATTAAAAAATTAAATTATGATTTTATTTAGAAACGATCCATGGATCAAATTTGTTGATGAGTTTTTCGACTCTAAAACTGAGACCACTCAAAGTGGTCGTGTCAATGTACATAGACATGAGGATGAGAATAAGTATGAATTACAATTTCTTGTTCCGGGTCTTAATAAAAACGATATCAATATCGTGGTTGAAGAGGACTTACTTAAGGTCAATTATAGTAGAACTGAGGATTCCACTGATTATATGGGTTCATTTGAAAGAACTTATACTTTACCTGACGATATTGATGAAAAGAAGATTGACGCTAAAGTTAAAGATGGGATACTCTACATAAATTTCCCTAAGAGTAAGAAAAAAACTAAACAAAGAACTATTTCAGTTTCATAAATTAGACCCCCGATTAGGGGGTTTAATTTTTATTAGATATTTATAGGATACATCGGACTAACTTGACTTTGTCTGTTTAAATTGTTATATTAAAATTAAAATAATAAGTTATGGCAATTACATCAGAGAAAATCAACGGAAAAGAGATTCTTGTAGAGATAGAGTCATCTAATCTAAAGTCCGCATCTTACAATACGGAAGATGAAACATTAAAAATCACTTTTAAAAGTGGTGTTGTTTATGAGTATTATAAAGTTCCGTGGGAAAAGTTTACGAAACTTAGGATGGCGGAATCGCAAGGTAGATTTTTTAATTTAAATATTGGGAGATCTTATGAGTACAAGAAACTGTAATGGAAAACAAACAGATTGTTGATGAACTAATTGAGGAAATCGGTAACAATCAAGAGATAGTCAAATCTTTTGAAGTAAGGGATTCATTGTCTAATGACATTTTTGATGTCAAGGATGGTGAATTTTTTATGCATGACGAAATAAGAAAGAAACTTATGGATGTTACAGAAAAATTCATGGATTACTTAGATATAGAATTTTTTATACACGATGTAATTTTAACGGGGTCACTCGCAAACTATAATTGGTCGAAATACTCAGATGTGGATTTACACATATTAGTGGATTACGATGAGACGGATTATAATTTAGACCTTCTAAAAGGTTTTTTTAATAGTAAAAGAAGTCTTTGGAATAAACAACATGAAATTTTAGTTAAAGGGTTTGATTGTGAAATTTACGTTCAAGATGTAAATGAACCACATCATGCCTCAGGTATCTATTCTGTATTAAATGATGAGTGGGTAGTAACCCCCGTTAAAACAGTGCAGTCAATTGATAAAAATATGATATTAAAAAAATCAGAAGATTTTGAAGATAGAATCGATGATATATCGGAAAGGTTCGATAAAGGAGAGGATGTTTTAGAAGACATAAAACTCCTAAAAGTTAAACTAAAAAAGTTTAGACAAAGTGGTTTGGATGACGGTGGAGAGTTTTCTTATGAGAATTTGGCATTCAAATTATTAAGAAGAAATGGGTATATAGGGAAGTTGTTAGATATCCAAACTAAAACCACAGATAAGAAATTATCTATAGAACAATAGAGATCAATATATTTTTCTCGATATTGTTGTATTTATAGTATAAGAATAAGTTATAAATAATTATTTAAATATGTCAGATCTAAGACCATTGGGTAGTGAAAAATTACCTGTAGACGAAAAATTAAAAAGAATTATGGAGATTGCCAATTATGGTATATCTCAAAAATCCAACATTACTGAAGGAAATTCTACTAAGTCAGTTCAATTCATTAAAGAATCATCTAACGGTGTGTACGGTATAGTAAAAGAAAAAGAAGGTTATTTCGTAAAGAAAGGTCTTACAGAAGGTTCTTTAGATTATATCGGAGGTATTTTTATGAAAAATAAAAATAAATTCAAATCATACTCTGAGGCATTAAAAAGATTAGAACTCATTAGTGGACAGGAATCATTAAACGAAGCAAAAAAATACGTATTAAAGACTAAGGACTCAGAACCTGTGGCCGATGCTCCTGTAGAGGACGTACCCGCAGAACCTGTAGCTGACGCTCCTGTAGATGATGCACCTATCGATGATTTACCACCGGCAGATTCAGGTATAGAAGACGAAATACCGTCTGATGAACCTGCGATGGAACCTGAAGGTGAGGAAGAAGGTAAGAGATCGGATTATATGGCCGACATTCAAAAATTCTCTGGTAAATTAGGACAAGCATTGAGAGATGTAAAAGAAAAAATGGAAAGTGATGATATTAAGTATGTTATCAACATGGTTCTTTCAGCTGTCAATATTGATTCGTTAGATGAGGAAGATAGAGAAGAAATTGCAGAAAGATTTGAACCTAAAGATGATTTCTCAGACGAAGAAGGAATGGATGATATTCCATCTGAAGACTCAGACATGGAAGGTGAATTACCATCTGACGAAGAATTAGATGAGATAATGGATAAATTAGAAAGTTTTGTTGATGCACCTATTGAGGAAACAAGTGATTTACCCGAACCAGAAGAAATAGAAGAAAAAAGAATCGAAGACATTGCAGATTTAAGCGTGAGACACGAAGAAGTATCTGAAATGGAAGAAGACGTAGAACTTGATTTAGATGAACTCAAAAAGGAAATTAACAAAAATGTTGATGATACTTTGAGTAAATATTTTAAGTAATATGAGACTTATCTATATCAATGAAATTGGAGCTGACTATAAAGGTCAGAAACAATATGAATTTATTTTTAGTGATCAACTCGAATTTGATATAGAGGAGTGGTACCATATACCCGCATCTACGTGTACAGAAACACTATCTCCCCATTTAGAATATATTAGTTTAGTTGGTGTACTTAAAAATAGTGACATTGATTTAGATCTAATACAAAAATCAGATTACTTTGGTGTAATTGATGCCGTAGACGGTGTGATTTCATTGGGGTGGGAAAAGTTTGATTTCGAAAGTGAGTTTGAAAGACTTACTTTTTCATTTGGTGAAAAAATAGATAAGGTTAGTGAAAAAATAGAATCAAGAGGTTTTAAACTAATAAAAGAAGAATTAAATTATAATACGGGAATATGAAAAGAAACGTAATAGTATCAAAACTTTTAAATGAGGGGTTCACTGAGAAGTTCCTTTCTAAATTGACGGATAAACAAATTACTGAATTATCTAATAGAATTTTATCTGAAGAAACTTTGAATATACCTAAGGACGATACACAAGGTGTGGAAGACGCAAAAAGAAAAGGTGAAAAATTTGTTACCTATGAAGAAGAAACTGAAGAAGACGAAGAATTAGGGGAAGAAGAAACAAGTATCGAAGAATGGGTAGAAGGTGTGGTTAAAGAAAACTATCATACAGAGGTTACAACTAAAAAGGAGATATATGAGATGATTGGTGCACTTTCAGACTCACCTGATGCATTAGCTGCGGCTCAAAATTATTTTAGTGTGGACGAACAGTCACCTGAACCATCTAAACCAGATACTGATGCACCTGTAAGAGAAAAACCAAGTACGAGACCAGGTAAACCAAAAAGAGAAAATCCTTTTGAACCAAAACATAAACCAAAACCTAAAGCTAAGTTACCAAAACAACTAAGTTTTGATTCTATAGGTCTTAATTTAAAAATGGCGGCAGAATGATTAGTAAAAAAGAATTATTAGAAACCATAAAAGGTTTAAAGGAAATGCCCGTAGATTACGGAGATAACCCTGAAAGAATAACACCCGATGTTGAAGACAAATTGGCATCGAGAGAAACACCCTTTAAAGATAATCCTTCATTTCCTGAAGAATCACCAGAAGGTGTTGAGTCTAATTTTGAAGAATTATTGGCATCTAAGAGATTTAAAGATGTTGTTGCAAAAGTAAAAAGATATACGGGTGAGGAAGGTAATATAACAGACCAAAACGTACTATCTCAGTTAATGAGTACTATGCAACGAACATTGATGAGTGTTTTACGATTTGAACAAGACAATAAAGAATATTTAGAGAACTTAGCGGTAGAACTTGTTAAGAAAGAAATGTCACTACCTGAAGACACACTACAATTCGATGCGAAATTAGTTGGTATAGGTGGTATAGATTCAGAAGGTTTTTCTAAGGAATCAGAAGATCCAAGTGAAGAAGAGGTAGAACAACAATTTGGTGTAAACCCTGAAGAGGCTGAAGATGGTTTAGAAGACTTTATGGATGCGATGGAAAAGTTCGATCAGGAAACCGCGAAAAGAAGATTTATTAACGCATTAATACAGGGAGCATCTAAAAAAGGACATTATATGTTTGAGTTGGTTGCAAATGAATTAACTGAAAGAGATCCAAACATCGTAAATCAATACGGTGTATTAATGTCAGTTAACGATTTACTTTATTGGGTATTACCTGACGGAATGATGGAAATGGGAATGGGTGATGGAAACCAAGCCGGTAAGGAGGAAATTGATACGGAAACTGATCCACCTACAATTATTGCAAGAGCGGTATTTTTTCCCGCATTGATACACGAGGTAATTAAAGGAGTAATGGAAATTATGGGTACACAAGGTTTACCCGACGATCCAAGATCTGCAGAAATGGTGATGAATAAAACTGACACTTTACCTTCAGAAATTTGGGATTTAAGATTAGGACCGATTATTTGGGAAAAATTTAGATCTTCATATCCTGATAGGTTAAATCAAGAAGATATGACACACATCCAAAATTATCTTTTCTCAAGATTTTCTCAATTAGACGCTGAAGAATTTTTCAGAGTGGCTAAAGAAATAATGAGAGGATCTGCAATGGGTAAAAGTATTTTAAGTAATATGGTGGACCAAATCATACAAGATTTACAAAATGAAGATTACGAAGAGGACCAATATAATAGAGAAAAAGAAGATGACGATGACGATGGTCTCGGAGGATTCTTAGGGTCATTAGGAATTACATTTTCTCCTGAAGACGACAATTAAATAACACGGATTATAAGAAAGTGGTCAATAGACCACTTTTTTTGTATTTATAGGATATGGATAAACATAAACTCATACAGTTAAAGGAATACGCGAAGATCATGAAAGATACTCCGTATGCACTTAAAACATATTTAACCACGTATGATAATACACAAAAGAAATATGTACCATTAGAGTTATTTCCAGACCAAGTTGAATTAATTAAAGACTACGACAACTATAATGAAAATATAACTCGTAAGTATAGACAGGCGGGTGTATCTACTGTAACCGCAGCTTGGTTATCTAAACGTATACAAACCGCAAAACCCGAAAACCCAGAAAGAATACTTATTATCGCTAACAAGAGAGATACTGCGATAGAAATGGCTAATAAAGTTAGAGGTTTTTTAGATCAATGGCCAGAATGGATTAACGTTGGGTTTTCACCTGATAAAAATTCTGAAAGTAGGTATCGTATGAATAACGGATGTGAGGTTAAGGCGGTTGCGACATCTGCCGATGCACTTCGTGGTTATACACCAACAGTATTGGTTTTTGATGAGGCTGCATATATTGAAGCGGGAGAAGATTTTTGGGCGGCTTGTATGGCCTCCTTATCTACGGGTGGTAAAGTAATACTTATATCCACACCTAACGGACATGA